CCCATTTCAACATACTTATTCATACCACTTTCAAATGGTAATTCAATCCCAATTCCAATCGACTTACCGCCGACTTCTTTGGCACCATGATTTGCAGCGGCCATAATTCCAGGTCCTCCGCCAGTAATCACTCCAAATCCTTCACAAGCAATTAGCTTGCCAAATAATTTAGCCTCTTCATACCATTTAGTTCCAACCTTAGTTCTTGCACTTCCAAATACACTGATACAAGGAGTATTAAGTTCATTAAATGTATCAAACCCTTTTGTGAATTCTCCTTGAATTCTTAGGATTTGCCATGCGTCATCTGCTTTGTTTTTCATTATAATTTAATTTATTCGTTAGGATAATCTCTACCCCACATATGGCGTGTGGTTTCAGCATTTACAATTACATTTTCAGTTGGATGTTTTGCTAAATTAAACTCTCCATCAAAAATCCAAGTATATGGAATTCTTTTTGTAGGTGATTTAATGCCATGACTAATTGCTATGTGCTTATAAAAGAAACATGTTTTATCTTCTACGTTTAACATCTTTTGACTAGTCATTGGATTATTAGGGTGATTAGCTAAAATATTCATTTGTTCCAGCCAAGAATCTGCGTATTTATTTTCTGCTATAAATTGACCTTCTTTATCGATAGAATATTTTACTTTACCATTTAAATTAGGTCCACCAAAGATTTGCATCATACCATCAAAGTGACCCGTACCTCCGAATAGGATTGATTCGGGATCTACTAAATCTGGTCGACTCATCGCAACATATCGTGCCGTGTTTTTACATGGATACAGTGGTGATCTAAATCCTTGATGTTCTTTAAAATAAGCTTCTAATAATTTAGCAAATTCCATCATCGTATATGGTCTCTCTAAGTCTTCAAGAATATGAACCATATCTTTCGCTGCTTTTTTAGGACCTTCTAATAACCAATCTTTTACTTGAGTGCCTTTAGGGTAATAAATCTGAAATAGATCATTACGTGCATGTCGATTCTCTTTAAAGTGTTCACGTGTCTTTTCTTCACCATCATTGATCAATTTCATAATAGTTCCCCAATGTTCATTACTAAAAGAGAAAATAATTGTATAATACAAAAGTTTTTCTAAATCAGTTTCGTGTTGCATCATATAGCAATATGGATGTTCATGCCAGTGTAGTCGGTGGGAAAATATTTGATAATCTTCTAATAACAATTGATCTTGTCGTTTATCAAATTCATGACAAAATTCAAAGAATTTATCAAAGCGCTCTTCTTGTGTCCAATCCTTCATCCAACTTTCTTTTGGCTTACCATTTTTCATAGCAATATCAGCTGTGTTTGGATATAGTATATTTTTGTAATTGCTCATTTCTCCTTCGAATTCAAATAATTTATTTTGTAGAAAATCTACATTTTTAGAGCCAGTTTTGGGATTGAATTCAATCTCACATTGAGGATCTCTAATTAAGTCTTGATTACTCATAACGATTTAACCATTTTTTTATACTCTTCTACTGTTAAGCCAGCAGATTGCAATATCTTGTCATCTGATGGGAATGAAGTCATACCATTAAATGTTTTGACTAGTCCAAGATCTAACATTGCTTTTTGACGGCCAAATGGATGATCTGTAATCGAAGATGAATTCCACAAAGTGTCCATATCGATATGTGCATAGTCTGCACCTGGTCTTAAGTAGTTTTCGATCCATCTAATAAAGTCACATGCAACATCTTCTGCATTGTATGGTAGTGAACCAGTGTCCTCATAAATCTTAGTCATTACTGCATCTAAAAAAGCCTCTGACTTTTTACCACCACCTTCGATTGGATCTGCAAGATAACCAATACATTCTACTGCGTTCGTGCCATAATAGAACATTGATTCTCTATTCATGAATTCTGGATACCAATCACATACATCTGCAATGACTGCAGCATATTGGAATCTATAAGCTCTTAAGCCATTATCAGCATTCCACTGAAACATCCATTCACCAAGTTCACGTAAATCTTTTTTACCACCCTGTCTTAAATAGTTTGCCATGTCTCTGGCCATTCTTGGTGCAAATTCACATAAGAAATAATCTCCACCTCGTTTGTAAACATATTCTGGCTCTGTGAAGTCTGCCATACCAACGAATACATCTTCATTAACTTTTGGTGCTGGTGGTTTTGGAAAGGCAGGAAATTGGTAACCAACTGAAGTGTAAAACGGCGTTGGGTGATATTTGATCACTTCACACATTTCTTCAATCGTTTCACACTCGTGTAAATTGAACAGAATAGTATTGTGGTACCCTGAAGGTTTGGTTGCATAATTAATCGCAGATCCACAAACTCTATGTAAAATAAAAATATAGAGCCATTCTTCTAGACCAAATTTATCTCTTTTACCTGTCCAATTTTTAGCCACTTCTTCTCTTTGTGGAAATACATTACCTGCTTGCATGTGTTCCCAATATGGATGGTCTTGAGTCCATCCATAAAAACAATCATTTATAATTTGACTAAATCCAGCATATTTGCGTTCTACTACATCATATAATTCTATATGGTGCATTAGTTCATCGCCTAAATTAGATTCAGCATGAGGAATTTGACCCAAGTTACTTGAAATTTGTTGCTTATTAGCTAAATCAAAGTATCTTAAAAATTCATCGTAATATTTGGTTGTTTTAATTTTCATTTTTTGAAATTATTTCCCATGTAAAAGCATCTCTGTTCCTTTGATATTGTGACATAGACCAATCCAAATCACCCGTAGTAATTTCGATATCATATGCTGCATTTTTATTATTAGTTGGAGTGATTCTAATATTGTAAGTAGTTGTAAGTGACATATTAAAAAAGTGCTAAAGTTTGTTTAATTAATTTTTTGTTAGGTTCATTCTTTACCAAATCCCAACGATAATACTCTCGTGCGATGTGAACTGATTTAGGTTTTTCCATTACATCGAATGTTAATTCTCCAAGTGTATTGAAATAAACATCTGGGTGTTTATATGCTTGCCAACCGTTTCTTTCACACATTTCATCGATACCTGCATTGATCTCTTTAACTAATGCTGTTCTTTGTGCCCAAGTTCCGGTGAACGGTGTGCCTTTATAATAACCTGTTTTTGGTAATGATCTACTTTCGTTTTCAATAGGAAGTGTATGAACTACTTCGATTTCTTTGACACCGTTTTCTTGAAGTTTTAAAAGCTCAGCTTCATAATTTTTTAAAAGTGTTTTAACTGCTGCAGATGGATTATCTTGTCTCATTAAATGGTGACGAACATCTATATTACCCATATAAACTCTAAGAGACTCTATCCATGGATATACATAACTATCAAGTCCTCTTTTAAGTGCACCGTGCATAGTCAAACCATCGTGGCGTTGGGTCATATAACCGGGTGTATATTGACTAAAAGAGTGACTATCACCAAAACAAAGTTTAGTAGTTTTCTCGATTGAATCAATTTTAGGAATTTCAGTTGCACAAATCTCTTTAATCCTTTCAATTTTATCTTCGATAGTTTTAAATAAATCTGTACCAGTGTGAAGTCTTTGTTGAACCATAGTACCAACACATGGCATATCATGATGTAGACTAAACATTTTAGTCTTACTAAAAATTCTCATCACTTGATGATATAAATCGTCATTAGCACCTCCAAAAATATTGAAAGTACCTTTAAATTCCATGCCATGTTCTATTAAAATAGCATCAAATTGATTCCAATCAGTTTCAGTATTAGTAATTACTTCTACATTTTCAAAACCAGCATTTAAACATTGATTTGCTAAGTGATAAGCCCATCCAGATTTATGTGAACTGGTTTTAGGGCTTAATTTACCAACTAGTGCTGCGATGCCTATTCGAGACGACTTGTCGGTAATATAGTCTGAAAGATAATTTAATTCTGCCATGTGTTAATTATTTAAGTGGATCTTCGTCTTCTGCGTAACCGTGTTTTACAACATAATTGTCTAATGCACCTAAATATGCAACAGCGTCTAATAAATTATCTTGTTTATAGTTATATGAATGACGACTTAATTTTAAGGCAACTAGTGCAGCATACATGTCAGAACCGTTAAGTTCTTTACCTGTCATGCCGTTAAAGATCATTGCCGCTCTACGCATACCCTCTTCGAAAGGACCGTACATGCGTTCTTTTTCTTCTGATCGCTCATTGACGATCTTATTTGCTTCTTCTAGAATATTATTTATT